TGGCGACATTCGCGAATCCGTCAGCAGGAGCGTTGTACTCACTTACAAAGACAGTCTTGCCGCTGTCCACAAGGACTTTGAGCAGCGTCTTGAACATTATCTGCGAGAAAGTACCACGCTGGTAGCCGGTTGTATTCTGGTATGGTGGGTCGAAGTAGATAACGTCGAAGTTCTCGAACGGGATGTCGAACATCGACTTACAGAAAACTTGCAATTTTGTTTTGGAGTTGTAGCCTTTCATCGCAAGCTCTACCTCGTGTATGCGGTTGAGGTTCGTGAGCTGCTCGATGTGGGTCATGTTCTTCAACTCGGCCTCGTCCGGCTTCTCCTTTACGATAAGCGTCAGCAAGTCCCGGAGTGCGTTGCGGCGTTCCTCGACTGTCGGGAGAGTGACGACATTGTGTGTCAGGGTCTTCCATTTCATCCTGCTCTCGCCCCAGAGGTATTCAGTCCCCTTGAACCCGAAGCTGCAAGTGTACTTTATGAGCCAGTCTTCGAGAGTGGCATCACGGTCACGGGCCTCGTAGAACTGGGCTTTCGAGACCATAGGGAAGTGTTCATAGTCGATTGTGTCGCCGTCCACCATCACTGCCTTGAGCAGCCCTATGATGGACTTGTTGATGTCATAACCGGTAACAGTTTTGTACTTCCCGGATGCGACCGCCGCTTGGAGAATCGCACCGCCGCCACAGCAGCAATCGACGAAGTTCGTTCCGCTGGGCAGACATTTCAAGATGCGTTCAGCGATGACGTTCTTTGAACCCTGATAGGGGAGTCCGTAAGCCATATAGCCTCCATAAAAAAAATCCTACCCGAAAATATAAGTTCTCGGATAGGATTTGGCTACGGGGTTTTACGGAGTTCAGCCGTTGGGCTTCTTTCTCATTTTGAGCTGTGTGTCGCACCAAGCGAGCATCTTCTTGTCGCCAACGGTGATAGCACGCTTACGCATGTCCTCGATTTTGGCAGTTTCGAGATTATATTTTTGCTGGTAGTTCAAGTTTGACTCCTACACGGATAATCCCGTAACGGGAGTTCCGTTCGTTTCGGTTGAGATTATGGCAGACTTTCAGGGCCGCTTCCCTGCGGTATCGGCACAAGCCTCGAACTCCGCTATGAAGTTCGACCACATTGAAAAGGTCAGTCCGCTTTTTCTTGAATGGCCACCACATCACAGGCCGCCAAGTTTGAGTCCGCACAGAAGTCCGTGCATAAACGGATAAAGCACAGAAGCTTCCCCATCCAGTACAGTATCCACTTCAAGGACTTGTTTCACAATTTCCGACGGTTTCGAGGGAATCTTCGGGTCTGGCTTCTCCTGCTTGAAAGCATCAATGAAATCGAGACCTTCACGAAGTTTCTGTTCTGCATTTGGTTCGCTCATTTCCAGTTCTCCTTTCTGGGTAAGTGTTGCGTGGCTTCGATGTCTGTCAGTTTCCGGCACTTCATTATGCCACTACACGAGGGCCGGAGCGTGCAATACCTGCACAGTTCACTTTTTAATTTGTTTGCCATTACTTGTCATTGTTGAATATGACTACCATCGAGGGGAATGGTGCAGAGTTGGTTGAGTTGCCGAACTTGAGACGACCCTTGACAAATCTCACTTCCACGTTCGGCTTGTTATAGATGTATTTGTGAAACCACTTGGTGTCAGTGCGTGCAGGTATCAGCATGACTGCCAACTGCCTGTGGTAATAGCACTTTGCAACCCACTCGCCGATACCCCTGCCGTACGGAGGATTACAATATACTCTGTGGTTTCCCCAGTCCTGAACGAGTCCGTTCTGCTCTTTCGTGAAGTACAGACGGCACTTATGGTTGGTGTCATCAGCACACGGATCGAGCGTAAATCCGAACTCGTCGTTTAGTTTGTCAAAGAAATCTTGAGGTGTCGCCCAGTTGTCTGTGCTTGAGCTGAATAATACTTTGTCCATATTCTGTTCCTTACAGATAAAAGAACTCCCCGTTCTAGTCTTACTGCCATGTGGGGAGTTCAATCCGGAAAATAGTTTGTTTATGATTTTTGTGCAAATGCCTTACTGTGAATGGCAGCGGCTACCGCATCTTGGATGTCGTGGTAGTCTGCCAGTCCGTTCAATTCGGCAAGCATTTCTTTTCCTTTACGGATGTCCCACCTGAAATTCTTGGCACATTCGACTGAACAGAAACGCTCCCTCAATGCAATATGGCTTCCACCACACGGGTCGAGGAACACTTGGCCACAAGTAGGACAAGTCCCACGGTACGGACGACCGTAATAGATGCACTCCCCAATCTTTACCATCATGACCTCCACGCGAAGACTACGAGCAGGGCCATCCAGCAGACGATGAACACCTTGAGCCAAGTCGGTACGTCGTTGAGCAGTTCGGTCATCACAGTGTCCTTATGAGCAGCACCGTGTCGTTCACTTTAGTATCTGTTTCAAAGATGTCGCACAATTTCTGGAGCGTATCGCACGACGACTTGATTCGGTCAGTGATTACCCCGTTCGAGCTGTAATAGCGTTCACCGACGAGGATGCAACCTTGGCTGTCGTCCTTGGAATTTCCAGCATGGATCCTCAACCCACGCTCCGGCGGATAGTGGCCACGGTCAAACCAAAGAGGCAAGTTTCTTCCGAACCTCGGGCTATGACAATATGAGATACTGTAATTTCCCTCGTCCGCAAGGAACTTCTCGTTTTCGAGCGTATCGCAGAAGTACACGCCGTCGATGTAGAGCCTTCCGAACACGGCCCCGTTCTTTGTGTCGTAGTGTCTGTCCCTTTCGAGAAGCAGAACCCTGATGTCAATATCCGGTCTCATTTTAACCTACCTTGATGAAGTTGTCAATTTCTGTCACTGGGATGTTGTATTTTACACATTCCGGCAGCAGGAACTCTTGGAACAGCTCGTAACTGTCGAAACCGCACACTTCGCATTTCTCGATTCGCACGGTGTCCTTGTTCTTGAGCTGGTTGCTACGCTCGTCCAATTCGCCGAGTCTGGCTTTCATCACTTCCTCCACCTTGTCCAAATCCTCAAGGGTGAACAGCGTGATGTTGTCACGGCTGGCGGAGAAGTTGAGCGATTCAAACCAGTTCTGGATTGTCTGGCTCGCATAGTTGTATTGCTCCGGCTTCGCTTCCGGTGCGAGACGGATGAGGTCGATGCTCGTCCCAGCGTCGGTCTTGCGGCAGAACCCCTTGAAGTTCAGACTCGGATTGAACAACGCACGCAGTATCGGATTCTTGAGAGAACCGAGGATTACGGACTGTGGCCTAATCGGGATGCTGTAAGTGCGGTTGTCCTTGTGGATGAAGTCGAGCAGGGAGTGGGCCATTTCGTTCTGCACGAGGAGTGCTTCGCCGTTGTAGATGTTGCCGAACAGCAGATTCAGGTAGTCCTGATTCTTCGTGAAGCGGTTCATCATCAAGTGCAGCAAGTTCGAGCAGTGGAAATTCTGGATTCTACGCTTGATACCACTGTCGTCGAAGTAGATGTACTTGTTGGAACTGATTACGAAGTTCTGGTAAGTTTCGGCCACGATAGGGTCAACTCCCTTTCCCTCGTACTGGAAGTTGTCACGTCCAGTCATTGACTTGATGAGAGCCTGCAACTGCTTGGCAGTGTCGGAGTCTTCGTATTCACTGATACTGACCAACCTCTTGCCCATCAAACTGATTGTGAAGCGGAGCTGCTGTGTCGAGAACGCAGTGAACGAGTCGCCGAACATCCGGTGGAGCAAGCCGATGAACTTGGATTTACCGTTACCGCCAGCGTCGAAGTCGTTGAGGTAAAGGACATATCCAGTTGCGGAGTTTGGAACTCTCACAAGGAAATGAACCAAGTTGTATAACGCTTCCCAATCCCTAGCAGTGCCACCGCTCACGAGGAACATAAGGAACATAGCCCTGCGAAGTGATTTCTCGTTCACCAGTTCCGGATTCACTTGTGTCATCTGGGAGCATACGTTTCTATACATCTGCCCGTCACGAGTGAAGAATCCGTGCGGTTCGTCCTTTGCAAAGCTGGAGATAATCTTGATACGCCGCAAGTTCGGGGCCATCTTCAAGAACACTCCATCATATGGCCCATCGTAGGGCTGCTTGCGGAGTTCCTTTAGACCGTCAAACTGCTGTTCCGCACCGTTCGGAGCGATACGGGTGATATTGAGTCTGGCACTGATGATGTCGTCGTCAGCCTTGAGACCCTCAAGCGGCATTGCATCTGCCGAACAGTTGCGGAGCTTCGGGATAAGGCGGAAGTCGCCATCACGGTTGCGGTAAATGTTTTGGGTGATGAAGTCAATCTGCTCATCGTCGAAGTAAAGCGGCGTGAGTGCTTCTGCGTCCTTGCCACGGAACGCTTCGAGAACCTCTTGGTCGCTCGGCTGCATTTCACGGTAAGCCTGCAAGACTTCACGCTGGTTTGCGTTTTTGCACACTGCAATCATCGCATCGACCACAGCCTTGTAGTTCTCGCTCGGTTTCATCTTGTCGAAATCTACTTGCTTGAGAACGTAAGTCTGGGACTTCTTCGGGAACATGTTGAGAATATCGAGAACTTTCTTGAGTCGCATCTTAACCTCCGAAGGGGTCGAGAAACTCCTTGTCGAGCCATTTTCCGGTACGTGCCCGATGGATGTAGTTCTCCGCTTTCATCAAGTCAAGTTCAATCGGTGTTTCCGATTTAGAACCGAGCCTTGGAGAAAGATACTTCAAGGCAGCGACGACATCGTAGGCCCGACTGGCAGGGATTCCGTTATTGACAAGTGCGTCAATAATGAACTCCAAGTAATCAATCGTTTCAATCTTGCCGTCGTAGTATTCGCCAGTTGCGGTCTGGTTATTCTTGACTGGTACATCGTTGTCAGTGACGGTTGTTTTTTTCGGCATCGTCAGTGTCCTTCGGGAATTTGTTGAAGTTCTTGCACGCCATCATTCCGTTCTCGCGGTTCGCACAGTAGCCACAAGACGAGCACTTATTACAGATAGAGTTTTTCAGTCGAGTCATCGGGTCTCCTTATAACCATGTAACTGAAAGGGTTAATACTCCAGCCGCTATCCAATAGACGACATGTTTCAAGTCGCCCTGCACGGCATACGGCACTGCCGCACAGAAATCGAGTATCATAAGAATTGTAGGAAAAATTTTCGGACTCATCGTTCAGCCTCCGACGAGAAGTTTCATAAATTCGCCAAGTCTATACAGTATCAGACCGACGGAAGCCAGTGATATGAGAACGCAAATTATCATAGCAAAGTCATCGCCAAGTATCATTGTCAAGACGATAACTGCTATCCACACTACTGCAATAACGGTAAGTGTGTTATATAAACTAACCATCATTGTTTGGCCTCCTTGAACTTGCGTCTGCACATCGGGCAGTATTTGATGTTAACTGCGGATGCTATCGTCCGGTCAAACTCCTTGTCGTAGAAGCGTAACCACAACTGACCAGCACCGACGAAAGCGGACACTCCAACTGGGTGTGTCACTATCGTCTTGTTTGGTTTATCGCAATACTCACACATTATTTAAGCTCCTCCGTCCACGGATAGAGCATCTTGCTGATGTCAGCGAGGCTTTTCGGAGTCTTGATACCCTTGGCCCTGCGAGTCTTGGTGTCGCCGAGGAAAGTGCGGATGTGGTCTTTGCGTCCCCACAGCCAGAAGTTTTCGTCGAGGTCACGCTGGTATTGGATATAGTCAATCTTGTCCTTGAACTTCTCCAAGTCCTTGATGTCGAAAGCATACACACCGTAACGGCTCTTGATGCTCCCATTCTTCGTGTCCATCAAGTCGTTGGAGAATTGGACAGTTCCGGCCTCCGGCACATCACGGGTCGTCCAGAGGAAGTAATAGTTCTTGTGATCAAAGGGCTGTCCATTGAAAGCTGCATAGCGGTTGTTGGAAGCCTTGTGCCACTTGTAGATAAAGTCAGTCCAATCATACTTACTCCAATCGAGTTTAAGTTCCGGTTCAAGCAAGTTGTTGAACAGTTCATACACGACTGCCTTTTCGTGGTTCTTGTTGATAGCGTCGGAGTAGTCAAGACCACGACCATCGAGGAGCTTGCCATCCTTGTCATACACACCGTAGTTATTCACATCACGGAAGTAGCTGCGTTCGATGACTTCTTCTTCAAAGAGCATTTCATACTTCTTCAACATCTGGTCGCACTTGATGCGGAGTGCCTTGGCGTTTTCCTCGCCACGGACAAACACGGAGTCAGTGTTGATTTCGATAACGTCGTCCCAGTTCGGACAGGCAAGTGCGAGTTCCAAGATGCAGAGCTGGCAGATGTAGCACATCGCTTCACCGGCGGCAGGGTCGTAAGCAACGGATGCACCGCTGCGGATTCTGAAACCTCCACTCAATGCGTTCAGCACGAGAATCTTGTAGCCCAAGTCGAGGTCGGGCTTGTATTCCGGAGTGCCTTTCTGGTGCTTGATGGCGAAGCGTTCTTCCATCTTTTCGTGCCAACGCTGGAGGGCCATAGGAGTCTTGAGCAGAGACCAGTGCCAGATGCCACGGGGATATTGGGAGGCCACATCGAAGCAGAACAGCTTGCCGTGTTCACCCTTGACGATGTAGTGGCAGCCACCCTTTCCGAGCTGCACACCCTTGTAAACACACTTGGCGGCCAGTTCTTTCTTTTCCTTTTCAGTGACCGCCGGAGTTCTGGCCAAAAGCCTAATCATATCCTTGACTTCTTCCGGCACATCGAACTCATTGAGGTCGAATAGTTCGAGAGGGTCACTTGTCTTTGGAGGAATCGGGGCAGTGGTCTGATAGATGATGCCAGCCGCTACCGCCTGTGCAGTGCGGTCGAACTTGAACGGGAGATTGCTCGGCCAGCAGTGTTCGAGGATTGCTTTACGGGCAGGAAGCGTGTGGTATTTGGTCTTTTGTTCGCCGCTTCCGAAACGCCAATAGACCATCGAAGTAGCCCAAACATCGTGAAAGCAGTAGTCGATAATTTCCTGCTTCATTTCATCAGTGAGGTGTTGCTTCGGATTATAAGGAAGTTCCTTGATGGGGAGGTTGAGGTACATTTCCCACTGTTTCAACGATTTTCCGAGCAAGCAATTATTAAGCAAGTCGAAATGCTTGGCATCCCACGCTGCACAACGGTAAAATTTGCGAGTGAGAGGATTGCGGTTGTCGTCATACCCGATAATTTCTTCGCCGTCCTCGTGGACATAGTGACAGTTGGTCATACCCATCTTGCGAATGTCGGACTTCATCTTGGCCAGCACAGGCAAGTCGAACTTCATACTGTTGTAGCCGATGATGTGGTCAGCTTCCGCAAAGAACGAGTTGATGTCAGTCATATCTGACTGAAAGACATTTCCTGACTTGTCCGAGTGGACACAGATTCTTGATAGTTCTGCGTGTGTAACTGAATCGTAAGCAATTCCACAGAAGCAAAACAGCTCGTCGTAAGTTTCAATATCGAAAAATGCAAGTTTCACTGCACTCTCCCAGTTAAGTGTTAGTTTGTTCTACGTGATGTTTTCACGCTAAATAAATATTGCATTTTTCCGGTCTATTTCTCTACATCCATCGTAAAATATACACCGTAAACATACATAAAAACCCCTATTTTTTCTAGGGGTTGTCTAATATAGGGTTGAAGATAAACGGCCCGTTTTGCGTGATTCTGTTAGATCATTGAGCCAAAATTTCTACATCGTAAATCTGTAATTTGTGCAAGGCAGACGTTCCAACTTCGGCTAGGATGGAGTTGCCGCTACCGACATTACGCCACTCCACGACCTTGTTGTTTTCACCGGCTTTTCCAAGTTTCCTGTAATGTGGCTGGCTGAACGTCAGTCCTCGGTTGGTCGAGAGTGCAATGTAGATTTCGATATTGCAGTCAGCGTCCTTGTTAGCTTGTTCCAAGAAGTCGTCGGCATAGCGGCCAGTGTCCATCGTTATTGATATACGTCTGAATATCACACGCTTCTGGAACTGCGTGAAGCCGTCCCTGATGTAGCGATGTATTCGATTACCGTTGCTGGTCAGTCTGATGTTCTCGTCAAACTCAAGGATGTCTCCATAGATACTTGCCGCAAGTTCGCCGTAGATGGAGCAAGCTACCGGATTGCTTTCCTCACGTGGAGGCTTCCAGCTAGACCAACGACCCTCCCTGAACAAGAAGCCGGAGCTTTCGTTTTGGCGAACGAACAAGTAGTTTTCGTGACGCTGCGTAATGATTTGCAAGTCAAGCGGTGTCCCAAGCCTCCGTTCAATTTCTGGAGTGCTAATCTTTGCGAACCCGTCAGTGAACATCCCAATCCCTTCATGACCACAAGCATCCTTGCAGATTATGAATAACGTATCTTGAATGATAAGCGGAGAGCGACCGCCTATGTGTATGACTTGCGTTGTGTTACTTTGTATAGGACTGTCCTCTTGACCAGTGCGACCCCATACTTCGATGGAGTGAGTGTTGATAAAGTAAAGCTGTCCCTTGAAACTTGCGATGTCTACAAGTTTGTCCGCACTGTTCGTCGAGGAGTACCAAGAGTTCCATAACGGGAAGCCGCTTTCCTGATAGGTCGGGCACTTGTCCACTGACCTAAAGAAATAGGCAGGGTCAGTACGGCTAATCCAGACAGTGTTACGTTCGCTGCTACGCATCACAAGTTTGTTGTCGAACCAGCAAATGCTTGCAGCGTAGGAAATCCCGTCAGCGTCCACATCGTAGGAGTCTGGATGGATGTTCTTGAACTTGTCAAAAACGTTCGGGTACACTATGCCGTCACGGGGAGTTCCTGTTTCAGCACCGGGGACTGCCATTCCGGGGAGCACTTGCATATTCACGACAAACGGGTCTCTCGTGATGTCGCCGCTCGGATTGGAAGTCGTGTTCCACATATAGATGTACTGTCCGTCGCACATGAACACGACAGTAGGCTTGATACCGGACTCGCAGAAAGTAATCTTGCCGTCACTCAAGGTCTGGAAAATATGGAACGACTCGCCATACCAGCACTGCATTTTCACCGGTGCAGTATAGTCGGTCTTGTCGGAGTTGAGCTTCGATACCCACAGCGAGCGGCCCGACACGATGTAGATATTGTCTTCCGAATCCTTGAAGCATCCACGGAACTTACCCTTGACCGGATCGTCAAGCAGGAACTTAACCTTGTCGCCAACACGGTCGAGACAAGTGTCGCCCATCGGGAGCATGTTCATGTACTCGCTGACAGCGAGGCCGTCGTGGTATTCCACGATACCGTTAAACTTACCCATAGAAACCTCCGCTGTAACCTCTCGGCCCTACCCTGAACCCTCCGCCGTTACGGAGAGTTTCGCCGATGAGTCTGGGTACGTCAGCCTTGTGTTCCACGGTCGTCTTGTTCTTCAAGAGCGACTGGTAGTAGATGCCGGTGTTCTTGTCCAAGTTGTCCGCTCCGTCTATGTTGTAGAAGTGGGCCAACCTTGCCGCAAGTCTTGAGACGATGTACGGCCTGAATTTCTCCGGTGCGATAAGCTCGCCCTGCCACGGGTGAGGTTCTTCGTATGAGTTTATAATCTGTATAGGTACTGGAACTACCAGCAAGGCCTCGGAGTTGCCATAGCTAGGTGTGAAACGTACACGGAATTTCTTTGTGTAGCCCTCGACCATATAGACGAGCTGGCAGTGGCGGTACTGTGCGGAGACGAACTCTCCGGCCTTTTTCGGTTCAAGTCTAGCTCCGTCATAGGCACGATAGACTTCCTCTACCCACATCGGAGGGAACGGTACATTGTAGAACGGGTGAACTCTCACGCCGCTCGGCACAATCTCGCTGCCGCTCTCGATTTCTATGAGCTTCCAGTCGTCAGTCCAGATTGCGATGTTCCTTGGATTCCCAACGCTGTCGGTCGGCCATTGGTCAGTGTGCTGCAAGTTCGGCGGATTTCCGGGAATACCAGTACATAAGCCCATGTTGATTAGGAGCTGTGCAAGATTGGAATACACTTGGTAGTCTTGGCCAGCATAGGTAATCGTGAACGGCTGCAAGAGCTGTTGGGAAGTGAGCGGTACTGTCCCGTAGATTTCGTTCGGGTACTCCGGCGGAGGGCACATCAGGTCGATGACACCGTTCACTGGATGCAGTCGTGCGATGGCCTCGGTGATGTCAAGGTCTCTGTCGCAGTTCATGCTTGTTACAATTTCTTTACGGAGAAATGTCGAAGCGATTGCCTGCACATCTTCCGGCACTTCATCGATGTTAAAGGACGGCACTGCTCCGCTCGCAAGTGCGGCCTCATTGACAATATCCATTACCTGCATACTTCGGTCTCCCATAGTTAGGTCTCATCAAGTTGCACTGTTCACCGGATTTCTGGGTCTTCCTAGTGTCCGGCAGCTTGATTAGCCAAGTCAATCCCTGCACAACAGCGTCAACGATGTCGTCGTGCTTGCCGTGAGGGAACTGTGTAAACTGGCTCTGAATCTCTCCCCACACAAGTCCGTGGGTTGAGAAGTTCACGTCCCCAGCGTCAAAAAGATACTTAACAACGATAGCTCTTTCAACCTTGTCCTTCGTCGGAGTGGCTTCCAAGATGCCGCTCATTTCCTTGCGGAGAAGCTGGATTGCCGCCAGTCCGTTCGCCTTGTTCTCGATAAGCACCGGAACGGAATTTCCCCATCGAGATCTCACTTCCTTAATCTTGTTCATGAGCACGGTGATATCGGCATGGAAGTTCTGGACTTCGAGGACGTAGTAGCGTGGGCCTATCCTGCCACAGACCGCGATTGCATTGAAGTCGTTGCCTATGTCGCCCTTGCCAGCGGCATCCACGCTGATGACAAGACGCATGGCAGCGGTGGCCGGTCTTGTGAGCGAGAAAAGCAACTGGTCTTTCTTGAACATCTTGCCAATGTCGTCGAGCGGAGTTTGCAAGTATTGGGCGTTGTAGGTGAACGGGTCGGACTTGTACTTGTCAATTTCTGACACTGGCAAGCGTTCCGGGCAGATACTTTCGCCGTTCTCCTTGATGGCAGGGAACTTGTATTGAATCCAGTGTTCCTCTGTATCTGCAAGTAGGCATCCGGTCAAGTCTTGGCTGGCCACACGCTGCTGGATGACGAGAATCGGGACTGACGGCAAGTCGATACGGTTGCGTATGGTGGACTTGAACACTTGCCAGCGACGTGCTAGGATTGTAGCACTGATACGGTCTTGAGGCTTGTTCGGGTCATCAAGCACGAGCAGTGTCTTACAACCGGAACCAGTCACGTTGGAGTTCGTCCCACGTGCAAGGATCATGCCGCCAGCTCGGTTAGTCCATTCTTTCTTGCCGTTCGCTTGGGTAAGCGGCTTGAGGTCGGGAATGTCGAAATACTTGGAGAGCCATACAAGTATCTCCTTGATTTCACGGTTCTTTCTCGCTACAAGGGCCTCGTCATACGAACAGTAGATGACTGTCGAACTTGGGTCTTTGAGGAACAGCCAGCAGATGTAGAGTTTCGTTAGGTCAGTCTTGCCGATACGGGGCGGTGCATTGATGATGACTCGCAGCAAGTTCGGCAAGTCGAGCAGTATGCTTGCAAGTTCCTTGTGGAACTCGTACCATACGAACGCTCGCTTGTAGATGTGCATAAAGATGAACCCCACGAAGAAAGCGAAGTTCTCTAAGCACATCTGGTATTCCAAGTCTTTCTGTGTCATTCTGATTTCTCGTCAATCACTTCCACACCGCTTGCCCACTCGAATCTGGATGCACTTCTCGAAAGCGTACCCTTCATAGTCTTTGCATAGCAACCATAGAAGAAGTCGTTGTCATCGTTTTCAGTCACGGCCATTGTCGCACCGTTAGCCCCGGAACTCCAAGCCATTGAAGTGTAGTCGGCATTGAAGCACATGACGAGCAGTCCGTATTCATTATCCGGTCTAGCCTTGGTGAAAGCGTCGAACTCGAAAATGAACTCTTGTGTAGCACCGTCAGCGATAACGTCGCTCATATCAAGGACAATCTTCGTTCCGTTCAGTTGTCCTAAACTTGCCCAAGGCCAGCCGTCGTTCCAGCCGCCTTCCGCCTTGTACACGATAAACGGAATATTGATATGGATTCGATTCTGGGTAGCAGCAGTCCTGTGCAACTTCACAAAGTATGCGACTCCACCATCGTTAGTCCCTTTTAACGCTCCAGTAATCTTGATGTATTCGTCAGGCTTTGTCCTTGCCACAGGATAGATGACAGTTACGTTGTTACCAACTTTAGCCACTATGAACTCGTTATGCTTGCCAGCCAGCAACAGTACGTCAACAGGAGTGCCACCGCCTACCGGATGGAACGTGAGTTGCACGTCGCTCACTCCGTTATTATAAACGTAGCCACGGATTATCTTGTTCGTGTACTCGTCAATCCTAACATTGATGTGCTGGTTCACAGTGCCAACAATCGTGGACATCTGACCATACAACTTCTGTTCGGCAGTGGTATTGGCCAAAGTCATCGTACTGAACGGCGAAGTCGCATCGAGGGTCTGTGTGACTTGGACAATGGAGTTTGGAGCTACGTACAGTTCCACGAGCGAGAAGTTTCCGACAAAGCCAATCGGAACAGCCACGCCGTTAGTCATGCACTGGAACCACATTCCGTCATCTGCACTCGGATAGTGCTTGAAGTTCCGTAACCACAAGAGCATCCTGCGTGTTTTCGTGACCGACGACTGCAAGTAAATCACGTTTTCGCTGCCACTATACGAATCTTTAACCTCGATTTGCAACACATCAGGAGTGTAGTCGTCAATAACGAGTGGATGGGCTTGATCATTCTCAATGGAAGTGTCATCGAACACTGCATTGTGGGCCAGTCCAACCTTTTCCAAGCTAGGCGTTTCGTTATACTGGGCAGCGGCATAGAGTGCCATAAGTTTGCCGTGTTCGCTGTCGCTGGGGTCAAGCACTGCAAGTGTATTCGAACCGTTGGTGATTGCAAGTCGCCACGGAGTCTGGTTTCTCACGCACACAATCTGTGCTACACGGCCACTTGCCGGAATGAGCTGGATAGCCCACGGAGTGTTACGCTTTTCGTTATGTTCGCACACCCACTGACCATCTACAACAGACCAGCCGTCAGGGTGAACACCGTCCTGTGCTTGGATGGTGATGGTCTTTGCATACTTATCGACTTGAACTGAGTCGATTTTCTGTTCCATAGTCACAATCTGTTCCACTTCCATCCATTCATTGATGGCAGGGCGGTTGGTCAGTTCATTGTAGTCAAGGATGTGGTCGTTCGGGCTGTTCGCACTCCACTTTTCTTCAAGGTCGTCGTCCGGGCTTGTCGGTGTACGCAAGCCGAGGAGTCGTCCGTCGTTTACCGGAGTGTCGTCGTCCACGCACACTTGCCAAGTCGTCTCGTTGCCGTCAGCGAGAGTGCACTTGATGAGAGCGTCTTCCTCTAAGAAAATGCCCACGCTATAAATAGTGCCGTTCGTGTCACAGAAATACCCACGGGAGTTCGTCTTGACTTCGAAGCGGTCGGGCGTTCCGTTCTTTCCAACCTTGAACTTGATTTGCGTCGTTCCGTCAGCGAGCTTGTACGCCTTGACAGTAGCGTTCGGGTACGGGATTCTGTGAGTGTCGCAGAGCGAAAGGGTCTTTGCCATTACTTCTTCTCCTTGTTAGGAATTGCTTCGTAAGTGTAAGGTACTACACCGCTAATATAGCTTGAAAGCGGCGTTGCGTTCTGGATGAGCGTGCCGCCAAGTATCTGTGCCTTGCGTCCAACACCCTTGAACGGTACGAACTGCGTGCGGTCTTGCTCGGTGAACACGTCCTGCCCGTATCTGCGGTGTGCAGTCTTGTTCGCTTCCGCTCGCATATCGGACTGGGCCTTTGTTTCAGGAACGAACTTTCCGCCTTGACGAGTGCCGTAAGCCAAGTTGTCATCATCGTAGAGACGGAGCAGCCCACGGTTTCCCGGAACTTTCTCGCCGTACTTGGTCTCGCCTTTCCAGCGTCTCTTTTCAGCGGCGATTTCAGAACCACGCATTTCAACCGGTTCTCCAGTGAAATACTGGCTGTATTCGTTGCCACGCTCACGGGTCTTCTTCGCCACGCTCCAGAGTTCGTTCTTTTCTTCGGGCGACCACCCCTCGAACTCCGGATTGGAGTCGAAGTAGTAGCTCTTGAGTTCTTCATCGGCCTTTTCACGGGCCATCGGAGTAGCTTTCTTGTCACGGGTAGTGAGGTATTCAGCCTTTTTGCCCTTGCCACGCTTGAGAGTGTTGCCCTTGCCGTCATAGACTATTTCCGTAACCTTGCCAGCCGGAGCGTCGGAGACGAGCGGTATGCCCTTCTCGTCAACAAGTTCGGGGAACGATCCACGGATTGCGGCTTCGTTCGGGTACGCCTTGTGGTACTTGTCGAAAGCGTCATCCAGATAGTAGCTGTATATACCTTCCTTGCCAACCCTGCCCTTGCCCTGCTTGAGCAAGTCTTTCTGTTTCTGTGCAGCGTTCTTCATGGCGAGCATGTCGCCACGGGTCACGAGGTCGGGCTGCGTTCCTCCAAGTTTAAGCTTCAAGTCGCCATAAGGTACATGACGCACTGCCGGACGACCGGAAAGTATGCCAGCCGCAGCACCAATCGCAGCGTCAGTTCCGGTCATCGGGTAGTCAGCCGTCCCCTTGCCGGTGGCCTTTTCGACTCCTGCGTTCACGGCCCTGTCGAACAAGTAATCCGCCGCACCGCCGAGAGCCGAACCGGCGTAAGCACCGCCCTTCGAGCCAGCGTTGAACAGGAACGGGATTCTGCCTCCCACGTTAGCACCAATCTTCGCACCGACAATCGGAGCTGCCATCCCTGCACCGTGCATCGCCGCATCCACTGCCGCACGTCCAGCCACTTCTCCCGGAGTCGTCTTGTTCCAGCTTTCTTGGTCGAACAGGACGGAACTCACCGCCGGAGCTACCATGTTACCGGCAAGCGTAGCAAGTTCGCTCGGCCTTGCGAACTCCTCCTTATCGTAAAGGATGTTCTTGTTCTTCTCTATCTGTGACTTGACCAAATCTTCGTAAGTGGGATTGCCGCTTTCGTAGTCGAAGTCAGGCAGGAAGTGGTTACGCATCGCATTGATATAGCGAGGGTTGGGCTTGGACAAGTCATCTTTCATAACATCCATCAGCCTGTCGTGGAGTGCCATCATCAACGGGCGTTCAAACTCCCTCCCGATACCGTTCTGCGAGTTGGTAATCGCATCGGCCAGTGCATCGGTCGTGGGATAGAAAGCCTCGTCCTCTCCGGCTTCCACCTGCTTGCCGTGACGGAGCGTGTACAAATGGTTCTTCCACTTGTTCGTGTCATCGAGGAACTGCTGGCTTGCAGCGTTGTACATTTCCGGGTCACTGGATGCAAGCAAGTTACCGGCTTCCGTCGGTTCGAGCCAGATGTGGCCATCACGGGCATCCTTGTACGGAGTGAACAGGTCGGACTTGGGACGCTGTGCGAGTCCCTGAATCCAACCATATTCCTTGTCCTTGGCCCAATCTTCGTCAGTGTTATACATCGACAGTCTTGCTTTGACCATTTCGTCGATGAGTCCCTCCAGCCACGGGTACTGTTGAAGCATATACTCCGGTGTACGGAGCGTCGGGTTATGTTTCGGGTCTTCACTGGCCTTGTCGAAAGTTTTTCCGAAAATTGCTCTCTGTGCATTGGCTTGCTGAGCAGTGTACGGGAGCTTTCTACGGTAGCTGTCAGTTCTGAACGGGGTATCACTCATAGCTTATCTCCTTACATTTCCACCAGCACCACCACGACCGAT